AGAACTATGAAAAGGCAGGCTACGGCTTCTATCTCACCCATCCCGTCTTCCCTGATAAGGCTATAGCGCGTAACGCATATCGTTACCAGTCGGCAACGGATGGGGTGCAGACCATTCAGATGCTGGGGCACTCGATGAATGCCGTCAGCATTCCCAAGGGTGGGGAAGTGGTCTATGAGTTTAAGACCTCTCCCGACCTCCCCGAAGGGGAGGAGGCCCTTTCGGATTCTGAGTGCGCTAGCCCCTCCTCCCCTTTCTTGCGTCCCGATGGTAGCAAGCGTCCAGAGGCCGAGCGGGGGAGGTCGGGAGAGGTTATCCTCTACACCGCTATGATTCCCACCCAGCCTAATGACCGAGGTGATCTGCGCTATCAGGTGACGATTGATGATCAGCAGCCCGTTGTCATCTCCCTAAAAGAGAAATATCGCTCTGAGTTCTGGAAACAGAGCGTGTTGCGCGGACAGGCCCTGAAGAAAACACCCATCAAACTCTCAGCGGGCCGGCACACCCTGAAGATAAAGGCTCTTGATGACCATATCATCCTCGACCAGTGGATGATTGACTTCAAGACCGACCGTAAGTTCTACGTAATTCCTGCAAACTAATGAAGAAACTGTTTTTGCTCATAGTCGTTTGCGTGGTGTCAATGTGTGCCAAAGCACAGATAGGTGATGCCTTTAAGGGCGTCTGGCCCGTCACAGACAAGGCGATGATGCAAAGTCTGAACGGCGAGTGGCAATTGAAGGTTGTCAAAGGCATTGATGACAATAGGACGGTGCCGGCTGTTGATCATACTTGGGGCACTATCCCTGTGCCGGGATGTTGGGAGGCTTACGGTTTTTCGGAACCCACGTACAACTACCCCGATTCTCTGACAGGCTACTATCGTACAGCGTTTACCATACCTGGGGAGTGGAAAGGACAACAGGTCATCATCCGTCTTGACGGTGTGCTGCGTGGTTACGACTTGTGGCTAAACAATCAACTGGTAGGTACTTGGGAGTCAGGTTATAATACCTGTCTCTTTGACCTTACGCCTTACTTGACGAAACGTGCTTTCAAAGGCGAACCACAACAGTTGGCCTTACGTGTCTACAGCCAGTTCAAAGGCTATGAGTTTGACTGCTTCGATGACTGGGCTATGATGGGCATCTCGTTCGAGGGTCATGACCGCCAGTGGGAAATCATTGAGCGTACACCAGGCATTGCTGGCGGCTCCGTTTGGGAGTGGGTTGATCAGGGAATGCCTTTCGGAACCTCTCCCGACCTCCCCGAAGGGGAGGAGAACTTAAGAAGTGGCTTCTGGGCCAAACATCAGGATGACCTCTACTTTGAGGGAAATCACGGAGGTGTTGATGCTGCTTTCTTCTCTGATAAAGAGGGCAACGGCCTGTTGGTTGTGGGCGATTCGCTCAACCTGAATTTTGAGCAGACCGACCGTGGTCTTGTTGTCACGGTGAATGCCGCTGTCAGCGGACAAGGTCCCAAGTTTGCCAAGACCGCCTTCAAGGGCTGGCAACTAGGTGATGCCCTTGTTTATGGTGAGTTCGTGATTTGGCGCATTGAAGCAGGAACACTACCTCAAACTGTAAGCCGACTGTTCACCCCTGCCGCCGCAGTACCTGCTCCTTTCAAACCTTTCCTCACCCAGTACGACACCTATCTCCTAAGATATAACGACATTAAATCCACAGATTGAAGATTATGAAACGATTGCTGATTTATTTATCTTTTCTCATTTGTCATTTCTCATTGGGCTTTGCACAGCAAAGTTTCAACATTGTGTTCATTGGCAACAGCATCACCTATGGTGCTTTGCACCAGCAACGTGAGCTGACGGCCCCCCCAGTGCTGTGCGCTCGTTGGTTATGCCAACAGGAAGAGATTGACACCATCTATTTCCGCAATTGCGGACGTAGCGGTAAGACGACATATCACTTTCTGCCAAACAAAGCTGATGTGATACCTGCTGGTGATCCTACATACTTTTCGGATGTGGTGAGCAAAACCCGTGAACTGGTGAACGCCCATCCCACGTTGCCCCTTGTGTTCAGTATCATGCTGGGTACCAATGATAGTGTAGAGCGTAAGCATAATTCCCACACCACCCCAGGCAACTATGTTAAGAACCTCTGTACCATAATAGACTCGTTGCTGTCGCTTTGGCCCGATGCTCACGTGGTGCTCAACAAGCCCATATGGTACTATCCTGATTATGTCACCAAGGGTGGCTCCGTGGCTTCTAAGAAGAGTTTGAAATTACTTGATACTTATTATGAGTGTTTCTCGCTGGTAGTGGCTCAAACAAAGAAAGGCCATGTGCATATAGGCGACAAAGAGGCCTTCGATTATTTTAAGAAGCATTGGAAAACGGATATCTTTGAAGAAAAAGATGCGCGTGGCAATAGTTACTGGCTGCATCCCAACGAACAGGGTGCTAAACAGTTGGCTGCCCTTTGGGGTAAGACTCTATTGCCCGTCCTCAAGGAGATGCCTGCTGTTGACCCGCTGAAAGGTAAGAAAATAGGCTTTTTGGGCGATAGTTATGTGCGCAACCACCGTGAACCTGTTGAGAACACGTGGCACTATAAGTTTGCGAAGAAGCACGGCATGCAGTACCTGAACTATGGACGCAACGGCAATTGCATTGCTCTCGACCTGAAACAATGGGGAACGGGCATGTATCAGCGATACAAGGATATGGACGATGACCTCGACTATGTGGTGGTCATAGCAGGACACAACGATGCCAGTCAAGGACGTATCGACTCTATCGGCATCGACACCTTCAAGGAACGGCTCGGCATCCTCTGTCAAGGGCTCATTGAGAAATATCCCCATGCCCGACTTTTCTTCTTCACCCCCTGGACGTGTGAGGGCTTTGTGGGCAGTCCTCGTCAGCTGGTGGTCGATGCCATGATAGAGGTATGTGGCAGCTATGGCATTCCCGTCTTCGATGCTGCTCGTCGGAGCAACATCTTTGCCACCAGTGAGCAGTTCCGAAAGATTTATTTCCAGGGAGGGAAAGGCACCGATACGGCTCACTTGAATAGCAAGGGACACGACCGTTTCCTGCCTGTTGCTGAGAATTTCATCATGCAAACCCTTCGGTAGTCTTTCTGTAAATAAACTTTTTCAAAAAAACAAGGAAAAAGTTTTGCAGATTGAAATAAAATGACTACCTTTGCACCCGCAAATCGTAAAGGATGCACCCGTAGCTCAGTTGGTAGAGCACCTGACTCTTAATCAGGGTGTCCAGGGTTCGAGCCCCTGCGGGTGTACTCCGAGGTTACGAAAAGCGTTGCACCCGTAGCTCAGTTGGTAGAGCACCTGACTCTTAATCAGGGTGTCCAGGGTTCGAGCCCCTGCGGGTGTACTATGTAAAAAAAACGACGAACTAATGCAGTTCTGTCGTTTTTCGCTTTTTTAGGGGCAAGTGAGCCGCTAACTAACTAATATTTACGATGTTCTGTTAAAGTATAATTTTGTTGAACCCCGTAGCTTGATTGGAAAAGCTTGGACATACTTGGAATGTCTTGGACAGATTTGTGATACATATTGTGATACACGCTCCCTGAAATGTGATACATTTTGTGTTTTACGCACATCGAAATGTGATACACGAACTCTGAAATGTCTTACTCTCTTCATGAAACGTGATACACTTTGTGATACACAATCTCTGAAATGTGATACATTTTTGCTACTATAATCAGCATTTTTAGCCTTCACAACCTCCACCATCTCCCATTTTGCTCAATTTTACAGTCTGGCTACAATTAAATGAAGTTTAATTTATGAAACAGAACGTAAAATTGCTCTTCGACCGCAGGAACACTGCGAAGAAGACTGGTAAGGGAACCATCGAGATTCTTGTCTATCTCAGCAGAGAAGAAAGAAAGTGGGAAGCCGTCGGCACTGCTGATGAACAAACATGGGAAGTAATGGCGAATGACAGAAGGATCCTGGCAAAGATGAAACACTATGAGCAAATCATCAATGCCATGACGATGCTTGGCGAGGAAATGACTATTGAGAATTTCAATCGTCACACCTTGGCAGAGATAGTTGCTGCCAACACTAATCAGAGCCACCTCTTCAAAGGCAACGACCACCGCCAGAGTTTCGTGGAGTTTTGCCGTGCACATTTGGAGAAGGAAGGACTTGCCAAGAATTCTGTCAAAGATCATAATGTCGTATTTAATGCCGTTGAAGCATCCGGCATCCTCAACACCCTTGGTGACCTAACCAAAGCCAACGTCATTGCCTTCGATGCCTGGCTTCGCAGTCAGAACAATAAGAGTGACTACACCATCAACGGCTACCACAAGAAAGTCCGCAAGTACACTAAGATTCTGTGGCGTCTGGAGATGATTTCCTCAGACCCCTACGAGTACGTGAAATTCCCCAAGGGCAAGAACAAGGAGCGTGTACCCCTGATTGAAGAAGAGCTGGTCAAGATTCGTCAGGCTGAATGTTCTGGTCGTATTGAACGTGCGCGTGACCTCTTTATCTTCATGGCCTACACCGGACTTGCCTACTGCGATATGTCCGTCTTCAACTTCAAAACCATGACAGAGGAGCATACCGACTACACCTATATTGACGGTTCCCGCCTGAAGACTGGCTCGAACTTTTTCACCCCCATCCTGCCCCCTGCCATGGAGGTGCTGAAGAAGTACAACAATAAGCTGCCTGTCATCAGTAATCAGAAGATCAATGACTACCTTGACATCCTCAGGGAGCGTTTAGGCATCAATAAGAAGGTGACCTGCCATATTGCCCGGCACTCCTTTGCCACGCTGATTCTTACCTACGACCTTCCTATTGAGAACCTGAAGCGTATGCTCGGCCACAAGAACATCACCACGACACAGATTTACGGCAAGATTCTCAAATCAAACGTTGAGAAGAACGTGGCCATGAAACTAAAGAAACTCAAATAGCTAGTCTCACTCTGGCTATTCGATAACCCGATAGCCCTGAAACTTCAGCAACTGCGACTTTCCTGTTTCCTCATGGAAGGTCGCAGTTATCTTTTCGCAGACGTATCGCTGTCCCTCGATGTAGAACAGTGCACGGGGATCAGGAATCTCGTCTGCCAGGAACGAGAAGGTATATTTCTTCTTCGGGTCAATGGCATACGTATATTTCAGCGGAATCCCATTCGTGTCAGCTGTTCTCTGCGTATTGATTCGCAAAGTATAAGGTGTATAGAAGAAAGTGAAGTCATCCTTTATCTCTATGGTATCGAGGCACGGGTGCGGCATTTTCCCGCTGTCTCTGTTGGCACCGTCCCAGAATCCGATGTACAGCTTGTCGAAGTAGGCATCATCTTTCTTCTGCTCTCCCTTGGCAATAGCCTTTCCTGTCTTTGTCTGAGCCAGTGCTCCACTGTTATAGTCCGTGTCATCATAGTCATAGTTTGTCGCACCTGCGTTGCCCATGGTATTTCCGATTCCATTTGCCCACCCATTGTTAGAGCCACTGCCTGATGTCCCGCCGGACACGCTGCCCGTTGTGTTCCCTTCCCCATCCGTCTCCTCAGTCCATACCGTTGCAGCGTCCATCTGTCCGCATTCCAGGAACAGACACTGTCCCATATTCTCGTCCGTGTAGTCAATCCATGCAGGTACGATGCCCATTTCCACGTCGTTGGCATCCTTGTCTACCACCTTCCTTCCAAACTGGTTCACTGGCATCAGGCGGTTCGTGTACTGGTAATAGTTATAGTCTGTGTCCATGATATGCGATGTGTGTATCAACTCAGCCTTATAGCACCACATGATGAAATAGCAATCCACGTCCTTGGCATAAAACAGTTTGTGTCCGTCAGACCCGTAAGGATAGCCTCTTGTATATCTTGTCCCATGATGTCCTCCGCTACTCCATTCCTCATATCCGCTCATCATCAGTGTCCTCGTATAATTCAGCAATTCCGGGAGCGTGTTGTACACTATAGCCTCGTTCTTATGTTTCCTGATATACCACTCACAGCTCCTGTACGCCCACATTCGGTTGTCATTCTCCGCGTATGCCTTGTTTGTCGTTCCTATATAGTCCGACTTGTCCTGCTGTGACACCGCTACCGTGTATTTATTGACCACATTCTCAATATGCACGGCATTCGTATTATACGCCCTGACATGTGAGAACTGGAACTCAATCGTCTTGGCCTTGTGGTTGATGGCGAACTCCCCTCCGAACAGAAGTTCCAACTGCTCAAAGAACTCCGTGAGCGACCAGTGCGGCAGCGCATTGGCAAAGTTGTTCGCTCCCCATGCAGACGGCAGCGTGTTACATATCAGCAGGAATTTGTACTGGCTGTTTTTGAGAACGCTGAAGTTTCCTGTGTAGCCCATCACCTCACAGATCTTATCGAGGATATACATGAGGAACGGCTGAAATGAGAGGGCTGTATTTGTATTCGACCACTGCCAGCCCCCGTTTTCAGTTTGTGTCCCTGCATTCTGGAGGTTGCCGCTGGTATTGTTCACCCACGGCAATGCTACCCAGTTAGTCCAGGGATAGCAGTTAAGCCAGCAGGAATCTATACTGTTCTGCGACGGCATACGGTTCTCCGGGTAGCCGAGACTCAGCTGATTGATATACACCTCATCAAAGCTGTCATCGTAGTTCTGCTCAGAGCGTCCTTCAAGGAACTGCGTCTTCACCTCCACCTCCGTTATCTGCGTCACGGTGATGATGCCAGCCTTGTAAAACGCCTTGTCCCTTATCTCACAGTCAAACAACACCTTGTTCTTCGCCACGTCCTTGCGGTGGATGTGTCCGAAGATGGCGATGTTCTCCGGGCAGTCTCTTAATGGAAAAGTGATAGACAGCGTATAACTGTCACTTCCAGTAAAGAGGCTGTTCTCGCTGATATACTCAAACGAGGTGTTCTTCTTCATGTAGGCTTGATTGCCGTTGATGATGATTTCCATAATTACGTTCTTCTTGATTTCGGTGTCTTGTTCCTCATCAGCTGCTCATACTCATCCTGAGCCTGTTTGATGCCCGTGTCACCTGTCACGGTGTTGACAGTCACAAACGGCTCATTCAGGCGGTCTTTCAGTTGCCTGATCACGTCTGCATACTCCTTCATGGCGGCGTGTGTTGCTGCAATCTCCGTCTGCGCATCAGGCCCTGGCTGCTGCACAATGACGGTTGGCGTTGATTGAGCGGACTGTGCGTAAACGCTCGGTGCCACGATTGTCCTTGATACATCGTCCGAGCGTAACGATCCTATTGTGTTCGTTCGCTGCGCATAGTCCAAAGCTTCAATCATCGGGCGGGCTACGGGTGACTGCAGCAACTCCTGTGATGCCACCCATTCCCCTTTATGAACCACACCTGCCACCTCGTATTTGCCGCCTTTCCCAGTGAAGCCACCCTCGGCATAGCCCTGTGCCTCGCTGGCCTCCTGCTGTTTCTTGATGGATGCAATTTGAATCATACCTGCAGCTACAGCCGTTGCAGCCGCTATAGGAGCCAGTATCCATCCGATGACAGGGACAGCAGCTGCCGAACTGTACGCATTGATGGCCGATGTAGCCGTCTGTGCGATGGCCTGCAGCACCTGCATCTTGAACATTTTCTTGTTCGCCTCGTTCTTGACCTTGGCGATTTCCTTCTCCTTCTGCTTCTCCAGCTTTTTGACTTGGTAGTTATTACCCTCCGCATTGGAAATCTCCTGTTTGTACCGCTTCTCGATGGCTGCAATCTGAATGTCCGTCTCAGCCTGTATAAGCGATGTCAGCTGCTGGAAGATACTGCTCATGCCGGAACTGATAACCTCCAGGGAGCCAGTGACAGCCTTTCCTACGTCCGACTGTAGCCACTCCTGCATGTCAGAAGTCCATTCCTCGAGGAAGTTCTTGTTGTCATCCAGCTCATCAATTCCGTACTTCTTGCGAAGTGCTTTCTTCGCCTTCAGAAACGCTTCCTCGATACGTAGCTTTTCCTTGGCATTGTCGCCCGCTGCCTGAATCTCCATCTTATAGACCTGCTTCAAGGCTTCGAGGTCAGCCATGTATTTGTTCACACGCTCCCCCCTGCTGTCACCGAAGTACTCCTTCTTGATCTGTGCCAGCTTCTCCTGATGCTTTTTCTCCGCTGCCTCTGCCTCTTGCTGATGTTTCCTCTGGTCAGCAATCAGTTTATCCTGATAGGCCCTCTGAGCCTGAAGATGCTCGTTTGTACCTTCCCGATACAGAGAAACCATCCGTCTCAGGTGGTTCAACTCCAACAGTTCCAAAGTCTGCTGATACACCTCCTGTTCCACCTCTCCGTCAATGTAGCGTTGTTTCTGCAGTGCAACCGCTTCATTGTAGAGCTGTTTTTCCTGCTCGACGGACATCTTTTCCCCGTCCTCCGTCTGTTTGTGCTTTGCCTCGTAGTATGCAGCCTGAGCATCGAGCCGTTCCTGGTCAGTCAGGTCGGTGCGCTGGAGTAGCTTTTCCTGATACTCCACCGCTATCCCGTTGATGCGCTGCTGGTACTGCTCATAATTCTTCTGTCCCGTAGCGTATGCGATTCTGTTCAGAGCTTCCTCCCGGGCTTTCCACTCCTTTTCCTCCTTTAAACGCTCCTGCCTGGTGGCATCCTCATCGTTAGGAGGTGTGAAGCCACCGCCACCATCTCCACCACTGCCATCACCAAGTGCAGCGGCTTCGTCGGCCAGGCGCTGGTTCTCAGCTGTCAGGGTATCGATGATGTTGTTGTACTGGCTGACAGCTTTCTCCAACCTTTCGAGCTTCTTCTTCCATGCCCTGTAGCCCGACGGACTGACAGAAGCCTCACGTATGGCATCTTTCTCGGACATGTTAAACATCTGCTCGTTCATGTAGGCATTCTGAATGTTCTCAGGTGCCTCGTTGAACCAGTTCTTCCTTTCCTTCTCGGCATCAGGAAGTTTTTCTAGAGCAGCCTTGATACGAGCCGAGTTCTTCAACTGCTCCGTGTAGTTCTCCAGTATCTTGATGTTATGTCCGTACAGCCTTCCTTCCTCAGAGATAGACGCATGATAACCAGGCACTACCTCCTGAAGCTGCTCGATGGCTTTCTTTCGGTTATTCACCGAAACCGTCTCATTCTCAATGGTTTTTTTCAGGCGTTCTATTGTAGCTATCTGCTCGTATGTGTCACGGTTCGCCTGGTCTTCAATTTCCTTCAGCCTCTTCTGCGCCAGTGCAGCATCATTGGAAGACTTGGCGAATTTCACATACAGGCCAATGAGCATAGTTGTAGCTGCGATAGCCACCCCCATCGGGTTCATCCTCAATACCTTGTTGAAGAAAGTCTGTGCTGCCGCTGCTGCCGTTACCTGTCCTGTCAGCACCTTATGCTTCAGGATGGAAGCAGCCAGCCAAGTATCCTCGATGGCATGCCAGGCCACCTTCATTTTCTGCACAGCAACGAAGCGTAACGACCACAGATATTGCAGCTTTACCGCTGCCCAGTATCCAGTCAGTGCTACAGTTACTGTCAGTATGACCGCCTTGTATTTGATACAGAAGTCCACGATAGCTGACAATGCCCGAAGCATCAGCGTAGTAGAGGAAAGAACATGCCGCATGACGGGCTGCAGCTTCTCTCCCAGCTCCACAGCCAGTTCCTTGACACGCTTCTTCGCCTTGTCTAGTCCTGCCTGGACCGTATTGTTCTGCACATTGTACTCTTTTGTCACCGACGTAGCTTCCTTGAATGCCTTTGCCGCTTCCTCCTGTTCCCACCGTACCATGTCAAGGTTGCCAGCCAGTGCAGAAATCACCTGTGCTGCCCTGGCACCGTTCTCACCCATGTCCTTGAAGACTGGAGCCAGCACATCGATGTTGCCCAGCTTGTTCAGCGTGTCAAGCAACATCAGAAGACCTTCATTCGTCGAACGTGAAAGCGCCTCCTTGAACTTCTCAGCGTTCATGCCAGTGGCCTTGATGACCTTATCCTGCTGCTTGAACATATCCATAATGAGCTTGGAAACGGCGGTTGCCGACATTTCCACCGCCTGTCCCTGCGAGTCCAGTACGGCTGCGAAGCCCATAATCTGTGGAATGGTCATTTCAGCCTGTGCTCCGACACCCGCCATACGCTTTGCAAAGTTGGCCAGGTAAGGAGCCGCTGCCGTACAGTTTTGCGACAATTCATTGATGACAGAACCCACAGACAGCAGGGCCTTCTCCGTTCCCAGTCTTTCCTCGTCGCCGAAGATGGTGGCCAGCTTCGATAGTGTCAAAGTAGCGCCATCGCCAAGTTCATCAAGTGCGACGTTAATCTGGTCTGCAGCACGGACAAAGCCTAAGATTTCCTCTTTGGACTGTTTGCCCAACTTACCTGCTTCCTCAGCGAGAATGTTCAGCTGCTCACGGGCGGTACGGGTATCCATCTTCTTGAATTCCTCGTTCAGATCCTCCACCTGTTCCTTCGTCATGCCCGTGAATTTGCGGACGTTAGCCATTTCAGCGTCCATGTCCGCGAACGCCTTGACAGCAGACCTTCCGGCCATCACCAAGCCAGTGACCGCCATAGCAGCACCCATGAGCGTAGCCTGCCACTCGTTCATCTTTCGATTGAAGCGGTCCCACAGGCTTTCATTTACGGTAAGGTCAGCATTCACACGGTCAATCTCCATTTTGACCCTCTTGATGGCCTCACACTGTCGGTTCCATTCCTCCGTTCCCCGCTCGATGCCGTTCAGCTGGCTTCTGAGTGTGGAAAGCGTCTTGTTCAGCTCCTTCGGCGTAGCCTTATCAAGATTCTTCAGTACCTTTTCCACACCGACGGTTGCACTCTCTATCTGTGCAATTTGTCGGTTCGTCTGGCGCAACTCTCTCTGTAGCCGAGTGAGTTTCGCTTTATCCCCTGCCTTGGCTGCATCCTCGATGGCCTTTTCAAGATCCTGGGACTTTTTCTTCAGGTTATCGAGCATATCCTGAGCCTGCTTGCCATTGACGGTAAGGGTGACAGTTGCATTTGCGTTGATTGATGACATAGTTTCCTGTTTTTGTCACAAAAGTACACCGACACGCACACATACGAAAAGACGTGCCGGATGCCTCTGCCTGAGACTTGACTGGGTGAGGGTAGGGGAAGCACATCAGGCACCCATCAATGACCACGCGGCAATTGACCTATGGAGTGCAGCCGCGACCCCTCTCTGACCAAGCACCAGCAAGCTAAAACGAGCCAGATTTTAGTCGTTCATTCGTTAAAATCGAAAATAGTTAAGTTAATAACTGTTTTGGTGCTTGAAAGTCAGGTACTTACGGGATTGTTAAGGGCGGCGCCCTTAACCCGTCGGAGTAATCACCCCCCACGCGCCCTGTCCTCGCTGACCCTCTCCCGACCTTCAACCGAGCGGAATATGTGAACAAATGTTAAGAAACTGCCGCTTTCAGTCTCATTCGTTAAAATCGCCCTCCAAGTCTCGCTACCCCTCAAAAGTCCGAAAGTCTCGCTATAAATGCGACTGCCCCACGATGACACGACAACGACACACCACCCACCACCACGACCGCCGCGAGAGAGCCGAAAGTTTCGGAGTGCCAACGAAAGCCGCTGAAAAGCCCCAAAAATGCCCCGATGGTCTCATATCATCCATATTTGCACCTACATCCACGAAAAAGCCGATAGTCTCCCTATGACAACAGCAAGCCGCCCGACCGCTTGCAAGTCTGCGCCCCAATCGCCCGAATGGGCGGTAAAGAGCCACGGGTACGACAAGAATCCCTCCGCTTGTCGAGGGTTTCTTGTCGTACTGGTGGAAAGGCTACCAAGACAATCATCTGCCACGACCGTAATTTATCTGATTTCAGTCATGGCAAATGTTTGTCAGCCTAATAGGTTCCTCGTTTCGCGAGGAAGATAAGCCAGCCCCCTGTGCTGGAAAGAAGCGCACATGATGATGTGCGGTAATCAGGCAGGTGTGTACTGGAGAAAAGAAATCTTCAGCATAAGCGTGGCTCCTGCAGCCTTAGTGTTGCCGAAGAATTCTTTTCTTTGGTACACTTCTGCAACCAATGAGAAGCCGGATGTGGCTGCATAACATACAGCCTTGTCTGGCTTGAAGATGCCTTTAGCATAAACATTAGATGTCCGATTAGGACATAAGCATTAAGTCTGCGAAAAGCAGAAGAAGTCGAAGAGATAAAGGAGCTTTGCTCGATTAGGCAAGTGTCATGGATGGCTAATGTCATCTACTCCCAAGTGGATGGGACGTGCTGTGACTACTCACAGGGTGCCAGTGGAAGAAGTGTGTGGGTGCTGCGCGATGAACAGCAATGACTGTTCCACTTGTGGACGATATAGTGTGTATGGCCTCGGACATTCTTACCATACCGAAGCCATGCCGTTCATCGCATAGGCAGCACCAATTCTCTTCGGAACAGGCGCACAGCGAGTGGCCAGCCGACACAGACGCTTGGGAGTCAACCATCAACTATGGCTGATGATTGGTGACACGCAGGGGACTGGGGTGGGCAGAAATCGCCTTGGGCGAAGTGTCCGCTTGCGGTGATGTCGGCGAATAGCCGAAGATGTCGAAAGAAAAGTCTGCCCTTCCAATGATGAGACGGTCGCCAGGACTGGCACCGTCTCTTATTGGGATTAAGGGCAGAAAATGTCAGTCAGAAATCAGCTTTCGTAAGATGTGGCGAAAGCGATAGATGAGATATAGAGCACAGGCGAGTAAGAGGATATAGAAGATATACTTCGGAGCCGTGCTGGGTGCGGAATTCCGCACATCTGAAGCTTTGACAAATGAGGATTGTGTGGTCTCGGCCACACTGTCCGTTGTCAAAGTCTGTACATTGGACTTCTTGTTGCTGCCCGCATCAACGTGAAGTCCGTATATCTTTAGTGCCGATGCCCTTTGTGCGGTACTCCGCTTGTTGTCTGATTCAGATTTGTTGCCGTTGGCGGGATGCTTCTTGCGTCCCTTCGGTAGCAAGTGACCAGAGGTCGAGCGACAGCTAAGAAAGTACATGTCATCAAGAGACGCTGCGCCTTGTCCAGCGTCTCTTGATGGCATACTTGACTGATGTCGAGACTCGGCTGCACTCGGCCATGTGAAAAGTTGTTTTCCCATGGCTCTCGTTTGCACGAGCCTTTCCGCTGTAAGTGATGGCGAAGCTCTGTCCTCTGGAACAATGACTATGCCTTGTTCCGTCAGTATGATAAACATGCTGTCAACTGACAGCGTGAATCTTTGCCCAAAGGAGTCAGACATCAGGGAAGAGCAGAGACGGTCGGCGCTCGTCGCCACCGTCTCGCTCTTCTCTGATGCCGACACACTGGCTTTCGTGGTATGGCACGAAAGCAACAGACAAGATACAAATAATAAATGAAGGATGAAGAATGAAGAGTGAAGAATCTTTTTCATTTTTGAGGAGTTTTTATTGTTGTTAAAGATGTACGGATAATCTCTTACATCGAAACATGGGCAGGGGGGCCTGCAAGTGTACAAACTTCTATCAATGCGTCTCATGGTCGCTTTTGATTTGATGGTTAATAAACTCTTTGATACGATGCTCGGACTCTCCGAGTTTCGTTTTAAAGTACACGCTCACCCCGAAGACGGCCCCTGCGAAGGTCAGGCCCTGCGCCATGTACCAGAGCACCCCATCAGTGACATCGCCCTTGGTGAAGAACGAGATAAAGGACAGTACGACCCCCGACACCACCATGAGTGCTGCGGTAGAGTACTGGATCCATTCTTTGCTGTTTACTGTCATAATGCTTTGCGAGTTTTGATGATGCAAAGATAGCAGCAAAGAAAGTTGCAGTAAAAGACAAATTTAACATCTTTTTTTCGAGAGTCTTGAAAAAAAAGTGTAATTTTGCATAAGATTATTAAAAATGAATATTGATATGAAAAAGCGATTATCATTTTTCGTCATTTTGCTGATGTCAGCATTCACCGTCTTTGCACAGTCTTGGACATCTTACAAAGGTAAAACTTTGTATCTTGCCACTTACGGTGCATACGATGAAAGCACCAAAACCTGTAAGCATCCATTGGTTTGCAGGTTTGGAGAGTATATGACAATAGGTACTAATGGTGTTTTAACATGGAATTCAAGGTATGGAGGCACCAACTCATCTTATACGTATTCTATTAGTGGTAAAAGGCTGAATATGACACCGAGAAGCGGGGCTTACGATGTGAATGACAAATACATAGAAATTATACGAGTAGATGGGAATAATATCCTGACACGCTCCAATAATGGCGTTTATCGAATCTACAGTACCGTGAGACAACCTGTTATTACCGGACATGGAGCTGAAGTGACAAAATTCTGGATTGAACATAACGTGGTCAGAAATAACCAGAGTGGTCTTCTGGTACATGTTGATGCCCAGTTCTTCAAGGTAAGTAATCACAATTTGAGGGTATCTGCATATTTTGATCGCCCAGCAAACTGTGGTATACTAGACACAAACAATAGTTACAGGGGCTACAATGGCGTTGTTTGTACGGAAACGAATATATCTAACAAAAGCGACGATACATTTATCGCCGATTTACAATTATTTCTGCCATATAAGGAACTTCATTTAGGAGGCGAGGAGGAAATGAGCGTGTCATGCCATGTTTTTATTCATGATTCGACATTAGGAGGATCGGACTATCTCTTGACAAAGTCTGATTTCTTGGATTTTTATTACTATCCGAATCGGAATACCAGTTCTAATATTTCAGCTAAAGAAGTATCAGGTGCTGCTGCCATGTTTGGCCCATTACTTTGGATGTTAAGTGGTGGATACATATTCTAAGAATAAAATCCGTACCTGCTACGTTTATCATCTACGTAGCAGTTTTTTTATGTCTTTCCCTTAACTATGTACCATCAAAATGCGGCTTTAAGCGATGCCTTTCCATCTGTTATCAGTTATTAAAAAATGATGGAGGTACTACAAAACTAGAAATCTAAGTTAAACTAACGAACCATTTTGGTTACAAAGTAGCTGTGAAGAAATAAATCTGATAATAACGAGAACAAGGTCATCAACGGCCCCGTTTCTTGTTAGTGGTTGTAGCGGCGGTAGTTGTCATCGAGAGACTTTGCCACCAGTCCGACGAAATCATTTCCGATGTTCTCTGCGAGGAAGTCGCGCAAATTGAGAACAGAGGAATAATACTTCTTGGAGAACCACTTTTTAGCGACGCGCTTCTTTTCACGACCAATATCCCCGGAGTTACCTCTGGGGATTTCCTTTCCCGTGCCGAAGTCCTGCCACAAGCCGTATTCGAGGAAGGCTTGTGACAGTCCTATTTCTATGAAGCGGCCATCAGCTCGGACGGGCAGGGCCTTGACCGACTTCAGCAGTCGGCCAGTGTCAATGACATCCAATAGCGTTATCTGCTCCTGCCAGATGCGTAGCATCGTGTCATTGAAGGCCAGCACGAATTTCTCGCGCTCACCCTGCGGGTCGGGATGATTGTTCACAACGTCCATGTTCGGTATGAAAAGTTACCACAGTTTCGTGCCGGTCACTGCGAAATAGCCGTCAGCGGCAACATGCAGTTCACAAGAGCCCGCCTTCGCATGAAGGCTGATGAAATTCGGTTTGATGCAAGTTGCGATGTAAGTATGCGAAGAGCCCGACGCATACATCACCTTGATGGTGACCGCATCGATGGAGCTGTTGTTAGCCATAGCATCCAGCAGCCTTATGCACTCATTATCGGTGACAAACCTGTTTTTGTCTTCGGCTACGTTCACCATTAGCGTGAACTTTCCTTCAGACAGTTCGTCTACGTAGTTCAGTATGTCCTCCAGCAGTTGTCCCAACGTCTCGGGAGTAATTGCTCCTTTTGCAGTGATTTTCTTAAACTCCTCAATGCGAGTTTTGATTTCCGTATCGTTCATATCAGTTGAATTGGTTAGAGAAATGTTCATCGAAGATACCGTCCCACAAGATATTTTCTGTCCACTCGCCTATGTTGAAGCATAGGTCGGTATAACTGTCAACGGCTATTTGAAAGTACGCACACGCGCATCCCGAAAAGAAATAGCGGTCTATTTCTTGGAAGGAGATTCGCGGATCCAGGTAAATCGCGTGCTGCTGCAGCTTTGTTTGCTCCAGTATCAGCACCGACATGAACTGCCGGAACAGTTCACGCATGGTTTCCATGCACGACATCCGGGCCTCCATGTTGTCTATGGCATGTCGCATGGCCAGGAACACCGTCTTCACTCTCCGGGTGTGCGGTGTGTTGTTGATGTCCGTATAACCTTGTGAGATATCGGACACACATACGAAGGCCTTATGCGACTGCATAGATGCAAGAGCTTCCTCAAAGCCTTCAAGACCGCTGACCTTGCAAAAGTGAAATCCGTTTGCGACAGCGAAACGGTTACGCTTGGTCAGGTCAGCAAAGAATGCCGTTGCATTCCAGGAGAATGTAGGTTCAGGATTCATAGAAAATCTTTAATTGTTAGTGCTGATTTGCTGCTTTTCGGTATTGACTTCATCGATTTCGTCTGCGCTCGGCATAAATTAAGCAAGCTTATTTCTGCTCTCGCTTTTACGAAATTCCTCCACCTCTTTAGCTTTGGCATCCAGTTCCGTTAGTGCCCTGTGCGTGTCCATCTTCATGATCAGGGCCTCCTTGGTGATATCGCCACCTGTGAGCGCACGAATCATGGAGTTCGTTGTGTCACGCAATTTATTGAACAAGTTCGCTTGTTCGTCCCCCAGACTGCCACCGTCCTCATTGGTCGGTGCAGACTTGTAGAAATTGGAGAAAAGCTGTGCGAAATACTGCTTCAGTGAGGCCATCCAATAGAACACCCCTATGAGGTGGGCTTTAGTCGGCTTCACATGGTCGCTGGCGTAGAGCACCTGCGCCATCTGAAGCAACAGTTCCTCCTGCTGTGTATTGAGATACCCTTGGAAGAGGTTATCGACGTACAAATACTGCTCGAAGGGAACTTTCTCGAAGTCAGCGGCTATGGCTTTGTGCCTGCCTATATGTGATATACGTACAGGCATGGGTGCAAAGGAATCCAGGAAATCGAGCACAGAGGTGGCTTGTTGAATCTGCCGTGACGTAAGAGCCACTTCCGGCTCTCCTTTGGCTTTCAGCCGAAGTTTCCTCGCCATGGCAGAGATAAAGCCAGCTTTACTCTGCTCATCTGGCTTAACGGAAACTTTCTTCTTGACAAGAAAGCGTTTGTCAGGCAGTGATGCAAGTACACGAAGATTGTTCCACTTCATGAGGCAGAGCGTCTTTACCTCTGCCGATGACAAGTCGCGTCTGAACAGGTCATAGACCATCAGTAGCTGCTTGTCGCTTAGTTCTTCCCACGATGTGGGCAATGAGATATTAAAAACTGCTTCCATACCGCAAAAGTACGGTAGTCAGTTGGTAGCAGAAAAGACATGATAATTGAGAAATATTGTTAAGTCTATTGCTTAATATGTCCCTCTCTCATCTTTTCTTTGTACCTTCGCAACCGTTTATGTTCATTTGAATAAAAAGGTTGTATTGATTGTAAAATTATGGCATATTATTTGGTTACATATTATATCAAGAATACCAACGAGAAGACGAAGGAAGTTTTCAAAGACGTTCCCTATAAGTCGTTTGATGTTGAGTTTAAGGAAGAAAAATTGTTTGAGTACATATTTGCCTATTTTGAAAAGAACACCTTTGTTTGCTACTGCACTGTGATGAAAAAGGATTGGAGTGGCGAGAAAGAGTATGATATGTATTGCTCCGTTGTCAATCCAAATTATAGAGAGCGGCCCATCAAGCATGATTATAAACATTTGGATGCAGATGACGTCATCGTCAAAGATGCCCTCAACAAAGCACACATGGGGCCGTATGAGCCTTTGCATAAAGGCTTTGAGGTAAATCTGGAGAGTGAGCAGAAGGTTATAAGGCTAGGTGCTTATTTCTACGACCTCAAAGGTGTGCTGATTTGTGAAGCCACCGAAGCAGATAAAGAGAAGTGTCATCGTGAAAAGTTCATCACGTTCCCAATTGTTGATGATGACTGGCGTGTCTATGATGGCGAAGAAATCTGTGACGGTATTGAGCATCTGATAGTCGGCAAGAAAGGCGATATCATACCACTGGCAGCGCTTCGAGAAGGTGCAGATTTCAATGCCCGTGAACATTGGTGTTCTTATGACGAACAACTAGTGGACTTGGAACGACATGGCATCACTATTTCTAACAGGAAAGCAAAGGATTCTGCAGAAGAATTCTCCGATACAGTTGTTTTAGGGATAGACAAGCTGAGTGACCAACGCTTCAGGATGGATTCAGACTGGGGTGGATACTATATTCCCAGACGATTCTTCCATGTCGGTGACGATGATGAACTCTATGAAACCGACGAAGAAGGAAAACCTACGTCCTATCAGCAAAAGCTTGTTACCCGCATTGTTGATGATGTCTGGAGTCTTTCCTGGTTCTTCAACAAACCCAAGTTAAGAGTGCTGGTAACCGCCATCACCGACAATGGCTTTGGGTTCCAGCGCAACCAACTTGGCCCAATTCCTAAGGACTGGTATTATACCGTCCAAACACTCGAAAGCGAAATCAATCGGGCTTTAGACGAACTGCATCAGCAATACCCTGATGATTATAACAGGAGTAAGCGTCCGGATATTGTTGAGGAAAAGAATTAAATTACAGAAAGGCTTGCTATCTGATGGCAAGCCTTTCTTACAAGTAGGATTATGATTCTAGAACCAGTACCCTCCAGACTTCTTTTTATTCCTGAAGACGGCTGGAGAGTACAGCTTAGCCGTTTCTGACGAGTGCCATGCAAGGAAAATATCAGAGTGTTCACGAATGATATTCACCAGGTCGTAGAACGACTGGTTGTGAACCTGCATGTCCGATACGAGCATTAACTCTAAGGATTGTAAAGAACGGATGACCTGCTCTTCGAGTGGGTGGCAAGTTCGCATCTGGTCCATGACCTTGTTGCGGAACACTTGCATCTGCTCCTGTGAGAAGTATGTCTCAGCAAGTACATTCTCAATTTTGATGAGTCGGTCATGCAGGTGTTGGTACTCATCCCATAGATGTTCGCGTATGGCCAGTCTACGGCACAGACTCAGGAACGGGAATATCGTGGCAGCAAAGTATTTGCCCTGTGCGGACTGCTCCCACCCCTCGACGGTGGGAAGACGAAGCAGCAGCTGTTCGATGTTGCGGTCTCGCTCCTGTTCGAGCGAGGCCTGCAACCTTTCGACGCGCTCCTTGGATGCTGGAGCCACATTCTGGTTAGACACTATTCCGAATCCGTTTGGTGTCAGTACCAGATCGAGCGAAGGGATGGCGGACAAAAATGCGTGGTAGGCCACGATTTTTGTCAGTGTAGAGTGTAGAGCGGAGAGTGTAGAGTTTCTTGCCGTGCAAGCGTCCAAAGGCCGAGCGGCTTCCGCTGTAGGTTCGGATGCAGATTCAGCAATCAGCTCTAAAAGGTCATCAGGTACGAAGTGTTGCTTGGCCCAATCCTCGGACGTTTCGAGGAAGGGAGTGAGCTTTTCAAGGAGCGATGACTCGCCCTCCACGTTGGCGAATACATTAGGGATGAGACGGTGCAGCTGCTCGTCGGTAGTGATTAATTTCATTCTTCTATGGGATTAATGGGGTGAATGGGGATTATGGGCTGTTTTATACTGAACTTATTCAGCTGGTTCTTCGGACTTGTTGGGAGTGACCAGCTTCGCGTCGCGGTTCTCATCGAGTGTCGAAAGCATGATGAAGGGACAGTCCGGCTTCACGCCCTGCCATCCGTTATACCTTATTATTATATAATGTACGGTGAAGAGCAGGTCGTGATACGGTTTCTGGAGGGCCTGTGCGATGGTGTATAGCTCCCGTTTGTCGCTACCGCTGTTGTTGCTCTGGCTCTTGCCAGGCACAGAACCCACAAGGTTTGAATGTACGCGCATTGTGAAGCACACCATGTTGACGGCCTCAATGATATCCGTTGACCAGTCGCCGCCCTCCTTATCCGTTTCCACCTTGTTGATGACCACATCGTGCTGTTCCTTTCCGTCGGGCGAGATATAGAACGTAGAGAACAATGCTTTGCCGCTGTTCTCCATACCTGTGAGGAAATTGATGATCTTCTCCTTTTCCTCCACTACCCGTTCCTGCTGCTTCTTCCGGTCTGTGATACACTCCGCCTTGAAGATACCGTCCCAGTATCGGTTAGCAATCTCGATATGGTACTTGATGGGTGCCGAATTCTTCAGCTTCGCTTCCTTCGCCATGCCGATCAGTTTCTTGATGTTGTACCAATTCCCCTTGAATAAGGCACCGTAGTAAGGAATTGGGTAATAGGTGCTGTCAGGTGTCGGCACACGGCTGACGATGGCAAACTTTCTGCATTTCGTCTTGGGCTTGATGGGCTTATTGGGCTGAATGGTCAACGTGCTATTTTGAGAGGTGATGCCCATCCGTTCGCAAAGGTCAGACCATGGAGAATGACCATCGAGCATTTCAATCTTCTCCACCTCTTCCTTTGACGAGATAGCCTTTCTCCAGTTCGCATAGAGCAGGTACGGAATTGAGCCATCCGTCTTTGCAGGTGCAAAGCGACAGTAGCAGGCCTCCTTTCGGAGAATGCGCACAATTTTCGAGCCGTCGCTATTGAGGATGATGACAGTGACACAGAAAGCAAAATGCTTGAAGTCCTGGCATACCCCAAGGAAGTAGCTGGCGAGGTCATTATCCATCAGGTAGTCCTTCACTTCCTGTTGGACGTTGCTTTTGGCTTCCGTTGAGTCATAGACCAGGCCGGAGCCATAGCACACCTCGGCATTGAAAAGCTGGCATGTAGAAAGCGTCTCGTCGCTTTCAATCAATTCCAGTATTTTGTAGGGCATCTGGTTATCTGCTCCCCAGGGCATATACTGATAGCCCTCATCAATGGTGACAGGCACCATATCCTCCTGTTCCTTGAACACCTCGGAGGATTTGACCGAAAAGGCCACACTTGCCTTCAGGTCCGGGATATTTTCTACAGAGTTGAAAGAATAGTAATCGCTCATTTCTTTGTTTTTTCCGCAAAGTTATGATAGCATCATCCTATGTGAAAAGACACCTTTTTTGCGATTAAGACTGTTTTTGTTGAAAAAAATGACTATCTTTGCAATCCAAAAACCATCATATATGAAAGAGCCCGAAATCAGGAAAGCAGATGTGACAACCAAGTTGGAACTTCCCATGTTTGAGGGTCTGGAAGCAGGCTTTCCATCCCCTGCAGCAGACTATCAGCATGAGTCACTGGATTTCAACCGTGACTTCATCGTTCATCCCGAAAGTACCTTCTATATTCGTGTCAAAGGCGATTCGATGAAGGATGCTGGCATTTTTGACGGTGACCTGTGTCTGATAGACCGTTCCGAAGAGCCATCCCACGGCAATGTCGTTGCCGCCTATATCAATGGTGGCTTTACAGTAAAGTATCTTGATACCTCTACCCGTGACAAAGGTTACATCCGACTGGTGCCTGCCAATGAAGATTTCAAGCCCTTCATTGTTGATTCATCCGATGAGTTCACGGTATGGGGTAAAGTCATTTTCACTATAAGAGACTGGAGGAAGAGCCATTGTTTGCCATAGTAGATTGTGATAACTGCTACGTCAGTTGTGAACGGGTCTTCCGCCCCGATCTCAACGGTAAGCCAGTCGTTGTTTTGTCGAACAATGACGGTTGCGTTGTAGCCCGTAGCAATGAGGCAAAGAAAATGGGCATTAAGGCAGGCACACCCTACTATCAGTTGAAAGACCTCTTCCCCGGTCAGGAGATAGCCGTCTTTTCCTCCAACTATGAACTGTATGGCGACATGACCGACAGAGTTATGTCCATCATTCGCAGTGAGGTGCCAGATTTCTATCGTTACAGCATAGACGAAGGCTTCTGTATGCTTCACGGCATGGAACACCTTGACCTGAAAGGGTGGGGGGAGAAGCTGCACCAACGCGTCTTGCGCTCTACAGGAATGCCAGTCAGCATCGGCATTGCCCCGACGAAGACTTTGGCAAAGATGGCCAGTCACTATGCCAAGCACTACAAGGGCTATCACCATTGCTGTTACATCGACAATGAGGAAAAGCGTGTGAAGGCCCTGCAGCTTTATCCCATTGATGAAGTCTGGGGCATTGGCCGACAGTATGCCAAGCGTCTTGAAGCCGTTGGTGTCAAGACAGCCTACGACTTTGCCTCCCTGAGCAAGAGCTGGGTGCGTACCACTTTCAATGTGGTGGCTACCCGTACATGGATGGAGTTGAACGGTGAAGACTGCATCCCCTTGGAGGACATGAGCAAGAAGAAAAGCATCTGCACCAGCAGAAGTTTCCCTGGCATGATTAGTGACATGGAAACGCTGCGTACCAGCATCAGCAACTTTGCCGTGCGTTGTGCAGAGAAGTTACGCAAGCAACAGTCCGCAGCCTCAGTGGTTAGTGTGTTCATCGACACCAACCATTTCCGTGAAGACTTACCCCAGTATTGGAACATGGCCGAGGAACGTCTGCTTACCCCCAGCAGTTCCTCCCAGCAGATCGTGCAGTGCGCCTTACGCTGCACCCAAAGGATTTTCCGTCAAGGCTACCAGTACAAACGTGCCGGGGTCGTGGTGATGGGTATCTGTCCAGAGTCAGCTATCCAGACCAATTTCATAGACTACGACTCAGAACGGTATGAGAAAATGAAAAAGCTTGATGAAGTCATCGACCGCATCAACCGAGAGAACGGCAGTGAGACCGTTGTGTTGGGGTCACAACAATACACGGCCAAAGATGGCAAGGGAAAGGCAGGTGTTTTCCGTGACAGTATCAAGCATGACTTCCGTAGTCCCAACTACACCACCCGTTGGAGTGACATTCCTGAAGCAGAATAATAATAAAAAGGTAGCTATCTTCCCAGACAGCCACCTCTCACATGTAAAATATGAACTGCGGCTATATTGTTCAAAGAGATAGCCGCTGGATGCAGCGTACTTCTCAGTGGGCAGCATCCTATGCAAAAAAATAAATATGTTTAGGGTTGCGCTGTGTCTTCCAGTACCGACACAAAGAACGTGGGTCATCATCCCCGATCCCTAAGTCTTGGTACTGGTAAACCCGCTATTGAGACCATGAGACGACAAGCCCACGTATATACGTGAACCGTCGTACCCCGTCTTGAATAGCGTTTGAAGTTACCAGTTTCAGACTTACAAGACAGAAGCGCAACGCTTCAATTTCCCTCGAAATAGATTATGCTTATGTGCCACTGCACAGTATAATCATGGTGCAAAGATAGTTATTTTTTGCCATATTGTAACCAGAAGAGCCAAAATATTGCACTTTACTTATAAAAATGTCTCCATTCCGTTGACCATGAAAATGCAGCACTCGCGACATTGCCGAATCTGGTTGCTATCGAGCAGTTTGAACTTTCGTGTGCCTTTATAGTGTTCGTACTTGATGCAGATGCACCGTTTCCATTCCTGGACCTCCCCTTTAGAAGTCCACAGTTTGATGTCCACAGGCTCAGGTCTGTTGAGCATCATTCGGGCCGTAGAAATATGAATACTTTGCATATAGAATAATGAAGATTAAATCCATTCCACGCCATCCGCATACTTCCAAGAAAATTTCAGTTTGATCAGTTCCTTGTTGGAGTCCGACACCTCCGATGTGATGTCTGAGATCAGTACCGTTGCAGCATTGTTGTTAGGCAGAATAAGGTTCACCCATTTCGATGTGAACATCTGGCTGAACCATAACGCCTCTTCGTAAGGCATCGGTGCCGTTTCCACTTCATGCTTGACTGTCACCGTCTCATCATAGAACAACGACTTCTTGCCGCATACCGCTTCGCTTCGGCTTACTTCCGTCTTTGTTGTCGTTGCGCCGAAGAGATACACCCTTTCCTGTACGTTGAACGCATTGATGAACGAGAATTCATACGATGGCGTCTCATCAGTGAAGAAAACAGAGAAAGCTCTTGCGCCAATATGATAATCTGCACTAAGTATGATGCAGTTTATCGAACTACCCACTTTGCCTTTGCAATAGTCTTCTGTCAGGGTAATATCTTCTATGGCATCGGTCTGTGACTGAATTGAAGGTAAATAACATTTCAGTCCGCTTACTTGATCAGGTGTTTCTTCACGCACATAGTTAATCCTAATGTAGTTGTTCCCCTCCTCGTTGGCTTTCGTGAAGTTGTATAGATACACCCTGCCGTCTCTTGGTATCAGCGCACTTTTCCGAGTTGTCAGGAAGTTTCTTTTAAGAAATTCCACAGTCCCAAGCGTCGTCTTGAAGCTACTACAGATAACCTTCACGTCATCGATGACCGAGCTAGTTTCATCCGTTTGCTTTGCTTCAAGCGTTAGAGTAATCATGAATAAGTCCTGCTCAAACATCTCCCTTTCCACGATGGATTGAATGTCACGTACACGAATAATTTGGTTGTATGGGTAGTAAACAGACGAGAAAACCTTGACACTATCAACATAGACGGTGAACTCAATAGAATTCTCCGATGTGCTAATATATACTATTTCCGGCAGATGCGAGGAAAGATAAATCTCCTGAAAAGGAGTAGTGATGTTTGTAGCCATTGCGTTCCTTTTTTGTGCAAAGGTACAAAAGGGTGGTGGGTGGGGAAAAGACAAGAAGAAACCCGATGCTGTTGCACCGGGCCTTTTTTCTTTAGTGAAATATTCACCATGAACCTTCAAGCCTGTTGTTTTCAACATCATAGACAAAGTGCAAATCCCTCAATGTTCCGATACGTTCGCCAGTTTGAGTATAAAGGTATGCTGTAAGAATATCGCTCCACTTGCCATCGAAATTTTCATTCAAGACATCATAGGCAGCGATATTCTCATGATACGCATCTTCAGTGGCAATTACATTCTCCTTATGAGTGAGCCTTGCATCTATCAGCGCCCAGGCATCATGTAGCCTTGTTACCTTAGCGATAAACCCTGCGGCTTGATAAACGAGCCAGCTCTGCGGATCTGAAAATGGATTCAGAACGATTGTGAAACCTTTGTATGTTGTAACCATTTTTCCTTTGATATGAATGTTCGACATGATTGCTAACACTAAAAGCAAGTGAGCCCTCAAACGAGGGCGATCACTTGCTGTTCGACATTCTGTTTGCGTGGCTTGCGCTGACGCTTCGGCTTCTCCACCTCGACGGTGACCTGCTCCGGCTGCTGTGCAAGTACGTTATCGACACTGTGCTCTTCGATGAACTCCTGTGCCACCTCGGCCAGCTTCTCCTGACCTTCCTGATTGGCTTCCTCGGCCTTCTTGGCCTTTTCCTCCTTGATTTCTGCCGAGAGGAGAATCAGACAATCCTCTGAGATGCTTGCTCCTTCCGTGCGCTTCTTCAGCAAGAAGCAGAAACGCATTGCCTTGTAAGCGCTCTTGCAGAATGCTGCGGGCTGCTCTTCGCCCTCGATACACACTGACCAGATTTTCTTGTTCTCACGTGTTGTCTTTGCGACTGTTGCGATAATAACTTTTGCTTCCATGATTCTAAATGTTTTTGATTGTTATACTTATTGTTGATGATTTATATTTGTTAATCCATGAGATAGCACTCGATGTAGGTAATATCTACCATGAGATCATTGGCGAAGCCCTCTGCAATCTCAGTAGCCTTGGCGAAATTGTCAGCCTCTACCTCGTACTCGTAAGATTCGCCATCTTCCGTGTTGACCACCACCTGGTAGAGATTGCCCATGTAGGACTGCTTGTGGCGAAGCTTGCAGCTATTGAAAAGCGGTAATGTTTGAACTGGATGTGTCATTTTATTTTTCAATTTATTTTGTTAAACTTATTAGCGCCGAAGCGCTCTGTAATTTTTACGTGCAATACGGAGGCAGGGGTGTTAGTGACATGAGGCAAGGAATTTCGAGCAAAATTTCGGAAAACCACATTTATTTTGGCCTTGGCCTTTATCGCCTGTCGGAAAATAAATGCGGAAGGCTGCTGGAATTTTGTGTGGAAATCGGGAGCCAGCGACCAGTACTTGCCGGGAACGGGCCCGCCTATCTTTGCAAAGGAAAAATAAATGAGCGTACTTTGGCATTAGCATAATAAGGTTAGATGACAAAATAAATGTGCAGAAAAACGAAGTGACGATGACAGACAGGGCTAACAACAGAATTACCGATTCAATGATGCGATGCTTCATAACAATAGCAGGCCATTTGGAAGCAATTTCCCATGGTGGTGTAGTCATCACGTCAAGGATGATGGCGAATGAGTATGAGGTGTATGGAGGCTAAGACAGTAGCCTTGGCAGCAGAGACAGAGGGCCGCTTACCGATGAATAAAGGCAGATAGCCACATGAGTACTATCCATGTAAGATTAACAGGAATCATCAACGTATGACAGTCAAAAGCGAATCATGGAAAAGCAAAGGTCAAAACGGTCAGCCGCAAAAGTCAACCCGTGCAAGAACACATCTGGGCGGTGGCTGTCGAGGACAACAGAGAGCATCCTATCCCCAGTGTGAGCGTATACTGGCCAAATAAGTTATTCCCTGCAAAGGAGCGTATGGTGGGCTACTATATCTTGATTGTTCGGTATTCCCTTGGTAAGAATACAAGGAGGAAGATAAGGAAATGTTCCGATTATGGTCAGTATGAAGCGACGTGGTACTGGAGTTCATCAAGATTGAAGAGCTGTTGTCAGTACCAGGACGGGCAGACGTTACGAGCAGATGAGCATGACAAGCCAACTATAAAAAAACAGCGAAAGAGAAAAAAAGAATGAAAGGCGCAATTTGACTGAGCATATTAAAGGTATCTTCGCAGAAATATTTGTCTAACCAAATTTATCAAGCGATGAAAAAACTACTAATTTTGTTTGCAATGATGCTTCCATTAGCAGTCGTTGCTCAGAGTGAACAATTGGAGAACAAGTTGACCAAGTTCGAGCAGTTCTCCTCGAAAACGGGTCGTATCTCCAAGTTTGTAGATGTAAAGATGCCAGATCTGCCTCTCAGTTACATGGGAAATCTTGAAGCCAGTATACGAACCGTTATGGGAGAGAACGAAAATCACTACTTCTATCGTATAGAAGAAGCAGAAACAAGCCGTAGCCTCGCACACATTGCCATGATTGAGTATTCGGACTTGGTAGAAATCAACAAGGCCTTGACAAAACTTATCAGCGAAGTTGAAGCCGATTGTGCTGCTAATCCTGACTATCTGGAGAACCGTTTCATCACCGAAGACGGGTTTCAGATTGGCTACTATGTTTTAAACGGCAAAGCGAGCTGGTACCTGAAGCTGGAGCGATATAAGAACAGTACCGTATTCATTAAGAATGCAGAAGTACTGGCAAAGAATTTCCCTGCCGCGCAGCAGAAAATAGAAGAACTAATGTCAGCAGGTAAATAGTCACACGTCTTTGGCATCGGTTATGGATTTGAATGGCCGATGTATCGATAGATCTTTTATACTCTGTCATAAATGGGAAACGACAGGCCTCACGGTCTGCCGTTTCTGACTTTTGTGGAATAATTTTGCATTTGCTATTATTCAGCGTCCGAGAAGCCTTGCAGGAAATTCAAAGATACAACACTCAGAATAAGCTAGCAATGCCCACGCGCTTTAGCAAAAGTGGGAGTTTCACAACTCCATATAAGACTCAGACACCCTTTTCATGCTTGTCTGCTTTCGTCAGCTGGAACACGACATCAAGGATGTTGCTGTCACAGGTAATAGGGCTATTCAGTTATTTGTTATTACTATCATCTTTTTTCTTTCCGTCTCTATTAAAGGTTAGAAGCGAAGAATTTTCGGGAACA